TTCTTTAACAATTTCAATAAGACCCCAATCAGAAAGTAACTTAATAATTCTGTTTCTACGTTGCACATCATTCTCAGAAAGATTCGCTTTCTTACCATCTAGAGCGAACAGTTCTTTGAAATGCACAATGTAATATTGTCCTTTCTTATGCAGAATGTGACAGGACTGATATAGTTTTTTCTCCTTACGAGAAGCAACACCAATACGAGTAAGAGTTTCACGAACTTTCAGGAAGTCATCAGGTTCCTTCAAATTCACTTCAATCATATCCTCTTTGGTCCACTGGACTTCTTTCACTTCATTCATCGTTTCTTACCCCCTTTATTCAGTTTAGTTCTAATGAAATCGATTTGTGTAGGAGTGAGAATCCTAAGTGCTTGTATTGCCTTTTCATTGGAATAACCATAGTATTGCTTGACAAGTTCAAGATTATCAACCTTTTGTTTTTTACCCCAAGGAGAAAATCTCTTGCGGGGTCTCACCGTATTTATAAAGAAATCATATTGTAATTTCTTGTCAATGTGAGAACATTGGTTCATTTCATTGGCGAACATAATAGTATCTAGGTGTTGTGACATGCACCTATTGACTATGTATTCTGGATAGTTCTTTTCCCAAAGGGGATCTTCTTCCATCAAATAGTTTTTGTTGAAGTTGATGGAGTTCAAATAATCCTTTAGAGGATAGCGTTCATCGTATGCCATGTGTTTAGTTCCTTGATCAATTGTTGATTGTTTAATCCTGAATCTGCAGAGTCAAAAATGCAATTGTTATGACATCCACGAGTTCGTACATAATGTAAAAAGAATTGGGCATACTCATCACCTTCGTATGCTCCAACTCTGTAATGTGGAACTAATGTCCCTAGGTATAATACAGCATCACCTGGATTCAAAGAATACTTTTTGTCGTAACATCCAAAGTACCATTCTTCGTCTCCATACAAATGAACAGTCATTGATATCTCACATGCTGCTCTATCTGTATGCTCTGGTAATGTATCACCTCTTCTATAGACCCTACCAAATGAATAGGTAGGGAATACAGATTCTCCAATCAGTTCACTAACCCTTCCTATCGATTCACAGAGTAACTCTGCTGCACCTATAGGATTGTATTGTGATGCACAGTTGGGTGCTACATCCCAATCGGAATCCCATTCATATCTGTTTGCATCAGTGATGAGTTCCTCAGCAAGTAAACCTGCTCTATTGTAGGATATAAAGTTCGGGATGTAAAGGTACTTGTCCTTTACGAGTTTTTCCCTCATAATTTAAAAGAATTTTTCTAGTGTTTGTTGTTCTGGTTTCAGAAAGAAGTCTGGATATGTCTTGAAGATTTTCTGATTGAAACTACGATAAATCAAATTCTTTGCCCAATCAATCTCAGATGGTTTTCTTTTCCAGTTATCTCTATCTAGGCAGGGATTCTTAGTTGCAACAAATGTACCGTCTTCTCTTAATGAAACCTGACTTACTGGTGTCTCCCAAATGAGTTGACGATAGGGTGTCAGAAGAACATGATAGAAGTAATCATAATCATTTGGTCCTCTCTGCTTTCTACCGTTCTTTAAATGTGGTGCGGTTCTTCCACCGCTCTGGAAGTTGAAGTTGAAACGAGAGCGAAACACTTTGTTTGTTCCACCAGATCGTTTGAACATTCCTCTGTCCATTTCATATTGATATACGACTTTCTTAACTTGACCTCTTACCCAACCCTCTTCAGGTTTTTCAATCAGAAGATCAACTCCGTCATCTACATAAGGTTCTGATACATTAATATTTTGAGTGAGAAAATATGCTTTAACTAATAGTTCACATGCAGTTCCACCAAACTTTGTAAATCCATCTTCTCTTGACAGGGGGATAGTTTCTTCCTCCAAGAGAGGTGGCATACAGGGAACGATGCGTTGGGCGTTAGGAGATCTAGACATAGTATTATACCGTATAGTTTAGTAATAGTAATTCTTTTCTTTGTTGTTGTTCTTTCATGTATTCTCCGACTGATCGCATGGTGTATGTGTGATCATACTCATACGGTTTCCAGTCGATAAATCTGGATTTGATTAGATTAGATGAATTGTATGAGACCATTTGGTCGCAACCATATTTATCACAATCAAAGTAAAATTTATCATGATCAAATCCTTTGTGCATGTTTCCACGTTTTCCATAGAGATTAGACTTAATCTCATAGGGCGGATCTAGATACACAAAAACATCACGATCATTTGTCATCAATTCTTCGTATGACAGATCAGTGATTTTCCACTTCTGAATGAGTTGTGAATAGAAGGGGAGTTTCTCGATTCCTCGCAGACTAAAGTTTGAGTCTGACGCCTGCTTGCTGAACGAGGAGGACTCAGTGAGACCAGAAAAAGAGCACTTGTTAACAATATAGAAACTGACAGCACGATCCTTAGGAGTAGTAGATCGCTCTGGTTTAGAGAGATATTCTTTTGCCTCCAAGAAGAGATACTTTGCCGAAGTTTGATCAGGGTGCCTTTGCTTGAGTTGAAGAAGTTCATTCTTAAGTTCATTGCCATTCGACTGGAGTTGCTTCCAGAAAGTATAGAGCGGTTCATAAAGATCGTTAACCCAGATATCAAGATGCGGATGCATCTGTGTGATATACAGTGCTACAGATCCTCCCCCAAGGAAAGGTTCGCGAAACTCTTTATAGTCAGAAAAAAGTGGAAAGAATTGTGCCATCTTTTTGACAGCACGAGACTTACCACCAGGATAACGAAGGGGAGTTTTCAGAGATGCCATTAGTTGTGAGGATCATAATAACGAATAAGTGCTCCTGCCGCAGCGATGAGCACAGCAATAATTATTAGTGCGGTCATACGATAAGTTTTTTGGTGGGCGTTGTGATAACGCTCTTGCGGTTGAACATTTTATTATACTGCTCTTCCAAGTTTGGCGCAAGGGACACAACGAACATCACAAAATTCTTAGGAATTGTAAGTTCTTTTTCTTCGGGATCTTGCAAAGGTGCAAACGGAACAAACCCAAGTTGGGTGCCCTCAGCATTTGCAGGAACAGCGGTGATAGCATCACAGACGGTAAGACCTTCTGCGGTATCTTCTAGAACATCAGCAACGACGTTTTCACCACTGATAAGACGGATGTACTGTACACTCATTTAATTTTCTCCATAACAGATTTGACAGATTCGGACATTTGGCGATAACCATTGCCCACATAAACTTGTCCAGCAACTACAGCAATAGTCGCTAGACCCCAAAAGACATAATACCATTGAGACTTGATTTGCTTAATCATTTGAATTCACATTCTAACATCAATTGCGTCAGACAAGCAAGCAGATTAATTTCTTGATCAACTACAAAAGCAGATTTGTATTGGTACTCTGCAATAATCAAAACTGCAGCAGCAACAGAGGGACCTGTCATTACTGAAGATAGATTATCATAAAGTTTACGCATGATGGAAGCAGGATCAGAATCAAGATTCTGTGTTACCCATTTCTTCACATCATTGAACTTTTTGTGCTTTAGACTATCAACTAGAGAGTCAATGTTTGCATCACCTAGCGCCGCCAGAATGCCAGTGTCGATAGACCCCGTACTGGAATACCGCTGTAGTTCGTTAAGAGTTCTTCGGAAGTCAGGGAAGTATTTTTGTACGACCTCTGCCACAACTCTAGGGGCAAAGGTGACCTCCTCGCGTTGGAGGATATCTCTACAACGATTGAAGAAAGAACCTGCCAACTCCTGCTTAACTTTTCCACGAACATTGAATTCGATGACAGTCGTCCTACTATGTAGAGGTTCAATTATCTTGTTCTTGAAGTTACAGGTAAAGATAAAACGACAATTTTTCTGGAACTCTTCAATCGATGCCCTGAGTAGAAGTTGTACATCAGGCGTCGTGTTGTCTGCTTCATCAATGATAAGAACTTTGTGACGAGCAGTAGCAGTGAGAGACACAGTAGAAGCAAAGTTCTTTGCCTGATTGCGTACAGTGTCCAAGAATCGACCTTCATCAGATCCATTAATGACATAGTAGTCTGCTCCCAATTCATTACAGAGTGCCTTAGCAATCGTTGTTTTACCAACACCAGCAGTTCCAGACAAGAGGAGATTTGGGATCTCACCTTGCTCAACGAAACTCTTAAAGGTGTTCTTCACATCAGCAGGAAGAATACATTCCTCAATAGTTTGAGGACGATACTTCTCTACCCATAAAAAATCATTCATCTTCTTTAATAAAACTCCTTTGTATTTCGGTTCCTTCCCAGTCGGATGCCTCCATACGTTCATACATGTATTGTGCTGCTCTTTGTGGTTGTGTTTGATTACCACAAGTGAAAACATCACATACTGCCATACACTTCTCTGGCCATGTGTGGATGCTGATATGGGATTCAGCAAGAAGTGCTACAGCGGTTACTCCATAAGGTTCAAACTTATGAGACGACACATCTAGTAGATTGCTTTGTGACATGACAGCAGCATTCACTAGCATATTTCTAATGTGCGCTTCATCATCACAAAGATGAAAGGGACAACCTTTCAACGTGAATAAGATGTGTCGCATAATGGGTCACGGCTCTAGGGCAATAAAGTATTTAATATCTTCGCCTTCAAAACGTGCAACGTTCTGATTGCTAATATACACATGATAAGCACCAGGCAGAAGTTTCAGGTTCTCAACCTTGAAACAATAACAGAACTTATCACTGTTCTCCATAGGCATACCATCTACCTGCACTGAATAACTGTTAGAAGTTTCATTCTTACGATCAGTTACAGACAAGAACATCTGATCACCATCTGCATGGAGACACAGATCAGGCAGTTGATAGATACTTGCTGCTCTCTGCAATTGTTGTAGGGCGTTTGCAGGGAGAATAAAATCTACGTCACAACTAGGAAGATTGATTTCTTTCTCAGGTGGTTGGGTGATAATATCAGGGTCAGCATAGAAGAAACGGGTCTTCGACTTTCCTGCAGTATCACTTACAGTGACGAAATTGGACTCGGTAGTATCGATCTTTGGCGAATCAAAGAGAGACAGACCGCCAAGGAATACACCCAGATCGTAAATA